CATCACCCATAGCCTGGCCCTGGCGGAGGATCTCGTCGGAGTCGTGCCGGCCCTTGGCCGTGTCGAACCGGCGGACCGCCGAGAGGTCGATGCCAGGCGGGGCGAAGATCCTGGCCGACACGAGGAAGCCCTGCTCGGTGAGCCAGCCGGCGTCGGGGCCCTGCACCATGTCCTGGAAGTAGCCGCCGTGCCCTTCACCCAGTCCTTCACCTGAGAGACGCTCAGGCGTTGCGGTCTTGCCGATCAGGTAGGCGCGGGGCCAGGCGTCGATGACGCGGCCCCACATGTTGCCGGCCACGAGGTGGTGGGCCTCGTCTTGGATCACCATCGATGGAGGTGGGATGCGCCCGAGCCGGCGCACGACGGTCTGCACTGAGCCGACCTGCACCGGATGGCGGAGATCCTCGCGGTAGCCGTTGGCCAGGATGCCGTGGTTGATGCCGAGGCCGTGAATGCGCTGGGAGAGGTCGGCGATCAGTTCGGCGCGGTGGGCCAGGATCAGCACGCGATGGCCGCGCTCGGCAGCGTTGCTGACCATCACGGCGATGGTGGTGCCTTTGCCAGCGCCGGTGGGCATCACGGCGAGCACCCGGCGGTGACCGCGCCGCATGGATGCGCGGATGTCGTCGAGCAGCTGTTCCTGGTAGGGGCGAAGAGTGACCTGCATAGGCCCAACGGTAGGGGTTGACGTGGGCTTGAGGATGGCAGATTATCCCGCGAAATCAATGCTTTGTGAAGGTATGTGACGGGATGCAGCGGGAAGCGGAAGTAAGGGCCGGGAAGGCGGTAGGGTCAGGCCTGTCCACGACATTCACACGCATGAGCAACAAACCCCCAGTGGGTCTGCGGCCTCGCTGGCTGGTCCTTTCGGATCGTGCTGATGTGATCCGAGCCGCGATCAAGCGATACGACGAACAGGCGCTGATCTGCCCTGTTGACTGGGTGCTTGAGCTGCAAGAGATCGAGCGGCAGCTAACAATCCTGGTGCCAGGGCCCGAGCCCGAGCCGGTCGACGAGCCCGCCGCTCGCGCCATGCAATCCCGCCGGTTCGTCTCGATCAGCCGGACCGTTCACGACCACGGCCACACGCTCGACGCCATCGCCGACGACGGCACAGCCTGGTGGAAGGTTGCTGACCATACCGAATGGCGTCAGCTGTCGCCCCTGCCTGCCCGTGAGCTGCCTACGGAGCCTGAGTTCTGATGACCACCCTCACCCATCACCCAGGCCTCACCAACGAGGCCTACCACGCGCTGAAGGCGGTCTCGCCCAGCCAGATCAAGGTGCTCGGGCGCAGCCCCCTGCATTACTTCGACCAGTTCCTGGCTGAGGACCGCGAGAAGCGGGAGCCGACGCCGGCCATGCTTATGGGCACCGCCCTGCACACGGCGGTGCTGGAGCCTGAGCTGTGGGACAGCACCATCGCGGTGCCGCCGCACAGCTTTGATCGCCGCACCAAGGCGGGCAAGGAGCTGGCCGCCGAGTTCGAGCGGGAGGCGGCCGGCAAGATCGTGCTGTCGCCTGATGATGCCGATCAGGTGCGCCGCATGGCGGACCAAGTGCGGAAGCACCCGGCGGCTGGCTTCCTGCTGGAGCTCCCGGGCCGGCGGGAGGCGTCGTACACGTGGGAGGATCCCCAGACGGGCCTCGCCTGCAAGACCCGGCCGGACTGGCACAGCGAGGATCGGCGGATCGTGGTGGACGTGAAGACCACCCGCGACGCGAGCCGGGTGGAGTTCGCCAAGAGCATCGCCAACCTGGACTACCACGTGCAGGCGGCCTGGAACCAGGACGCGCTCGGTGCCGAGCAGTTCATCACCATCGCGGTGGAGAACGTGCGGCCGTTCGCCGTGGCGGTCTACCCCGCGAGCGGTGCGCTGATCGCCGCCGGCCAGCGCCGGATCGAGGCCGCGATGGAGCTCCTGGCGGAGTGCTGGCGCACCGGCATCTGGCCTGGCTACGGCGACCAGATCCAGGAGCCGATCGACCTGCCCGGGTGGTGCCGTGACTGATCTCTCTCAGCCCTACCTCATTTCCAACCCTTCACCTTCAGCCATGCTGACTCCAGAAGACGTCGAGTTCATCACTCTCTTGATCGATGAGCGCATTCAAGCCTCAAGGGTTTTACGGTCAACACCCAGAGAAACCAAGGACTATCACACCACTTATGACATTCGGGACCTGATCAGGCTGCACTTGAAAGAGTTCAAACTATGGGTTGGCAAGGATTCGTTTCAGCTCCCACTGCTGAGGCACTTTCTTGCTTTGAAAACGACGATGCGCGCCCGCGATCTGGATGTGATGCCGAACGGAGGCAAAGGTCAGTCGCACTGCACTCGGTTTGACAATCAAGTTGCTAATGCAATTCAGGCCTGGGCCGATGGACCTTTCCGAAAGACCGACAAGCTGGGTCACTACGAACTGATCAACCCTTAACGCACTCATCCACCCCTTCCTGAAAACCATTCGCATTAAGCCCATGACTGACCAATCCACTGCACTCACCACGCTCCAGCCGGCCCAGGCGCAGCCTGGTGCGCTGGCCTTCCTGCACGATGGTGCAGCGCTCGATCACCGCTACCGCCTGGCCAAGGCCTTCAGCATGTCCGGCATGGTGCCGTCGCACTTCCAGGGCAAGCCTGAGGCGTGCCTGGTGGCGATGCTCTACGCAGAACAGCTGGGGGAACACCCGATGCTGCTGTTTCAGGAGATGAGCGTCATCAACGGCCGGCCGAACACCTCCTCCAGATTCGCCATCAGCCGCGCCAACAAGTCTGGCCTGCTCCAGGGTCCAATCAGCTGGAAGTCCAAGGGCCAGGGCGACGCGCTGGAGGTGACCGCCACGGCGGTGATGCGCGAGACCGGCGAGGTGATCACCGCCACGGTCACCATGAAGGAGGCCATCGCTGACAACTGGGTGAAGAACCCGAAGTACAAGTCGATCCCAGAGCAGATGCTGCGCTGGCGCGCCGCGACCCGGCTGATCAACCTCTACATGCCTGAGGTGCTGTTCGGCCTGGGTGTGCGCGAAGAGGCCGAGGTGCGGCCGGTGACGGTGCGCGAGGAGCCGGCCAGCGGCGGCAGTGTCGTCGCCGAGCTGAACCAGCAGATTGCCGCGGCTGCGACTGAGCCCGCCGACCCGGTGCCAGCCCCTGCGCCTGAGGCTGTACAGGCTGAAATCGTGTCTGAGCCCGTGGCTGATGACCCATTCTGATGACGCATACCTGACCACTGCTCAACTTGCTGAGCGCTGGCATCTGCGACCGAAGACGCTGGCGAACTGGCGATCAATGGGCAAAGGCCCGCCTTACATCCGGGTCGGCGCCCGGGCGCTCTACCCCGCAGAGGGGATCCACGCTTTCGAGAAGCTGTCGCCGAACTGGCTGGCAGCAGACAACATCCAATCTGAACCTCAATCGACATGAGTGCTGAACTGATCAACATCGTCGCCACCGTGATGCGCGCCTCGAGCCATTGGTTCGTGGGACGCCTCGGCCGCGACCCTGAGGTGCGCTACCTGGACTCTGGCAAGGCGGTGGCCAATGCCCGGATCGCCGTCAACATCCCCGGCTCAAAGCAGGGCGATGGCAAGGAGCCTGACTGGTTCAAGGTGGAGGTCTGGGGAGAGGAGGCCCAGGCCTTCGCGGACCGATGCCGCAAGGGCGATCTGGTGGAGGTGGTTGGCCGCGTGCGGACGAACCGCTGGACGGATGGCCAAGGGCAGCCCCGGCTGGATCTGGTTGTGACGGCTGATCACTGGTCGCTGGTGCGGTCGTCTGGTCAAGCCACAGGCGCCGCCCCTGCTGCACCAGCGCCGATGCCCGCTGCAGTCGCGCCTGCTTATACACCCCCTCAGCACCTGGCGGTCGCGCCGGTCGCCGACGACGACATTCCGTTCTGACGTGATCGAGCCGGAGTTCCTCTCCTACCTGCGCCAGCACCATCGCGCTGAGATGGTGCTGGTCATGGTGCAGCTGGAGCAGCTGTGCCCTGGCTGGTGGGAGCAGCTGGCTGATCTGGCCGAGCAGATGGGCACCGATCGAGCGACGCTGAATCGCAGCCTGCGAGCCCTTGAGGATCGCGGGCTGATCCGGCGGTGTTCGATCTCGAACCGGAGCGGCACATGGATCTGGTGGGTGAAGCGTCACGCCACCGATGGCCCCAGGCTGGAGGATGAGCCAGCTTGGCTGCTGCGGTGCCGGTCGACCAAAACAACCATCCGGCTGCCGGTGTCGCGCCGGCGTGAGTGGGCGCAGAAGCGGGGCGTGCCGGTCAGCACGCTCTGCGGGTTCCTATACGGCCGGCAGCAGGTGCTGATGGGCCGGTGGCGGGTAATCAGCTCACCGTGGGATTGTGAAGAGGCGTAACAGCAGCTGGGCGGTGGTGGGCGTGGCGCCGGATGATGGCCTCACGGGCGGAGACGCCCACCACCCCATCGCTCTTATGAAACGCGAGACCGTCACCCTCGTCGGCCGGGCCCATGGCCTGGCGTTTATCGACGGGAATAGCACCTGGAAGGTCACCATCAACCGTGGCCAGCGCGGGCTGTTCGACTTCAACTGCGTCGCTGACAGCAAGCAGTCGATCGAGGCCTTCGAGGTGATGGACGAGGGGCAACTGATCGGCGTGATCGCCGAGGTGCCGCCCTCCTGGAGCGTTACCAACCTTCAGCTGCTGGTGCAGCGCCTGGAGATCCTGGGCAAGCCTCTCGCCGCGGTGGAGGGCTGATGACCCGCCCCATCCTGGACCACGCAGTGCTCGGCAACCGCTGCTGGGCTTGGGCCGCCGGCTGCTGGCGCGAGTGGTCAAACACTCACGCCGACTGGCTGCCGTCTGATCCGCCTCCGGCAGAAGCAACGCACAGCAACTACCGCACCTTGATCCTCAATCGCCAGTCATGAACCCAGACAACACCCTGCTCGGCCGCTGCACGGTGGCCTACTCCGAGGCCTTTGAGGCCGCCATCACCAGCCAAGCCATCGCCCCGCAATCACGCCGCCGCGGCGTCGCCGCCGTGCTTGAGCACCTGGCGGCTGAGCTGCAGACGCTCAACTCACGCAGTGATCGCTTCAGCGTGCATGAGGCCGCCCTAATGCTCAGGCTCGAAGCTGCTGGTGAGCTCGCCGGCTGGGATGCCGACGAAGCGTGAAGATTCACAACAGCACCACTGCAACCGGCTGGTGCTGCGCAGATGATGACCGCAGGGCGGAGACGCCCGCAACCCCATGAAGTCTGTCTTGCTTCTTGTCCTGGCCCTCTGGGCCATCGTCCACCTACCCACGATCAACCATGAACACGATCAAGTCCATCGCCCTGTCCGACTGGGGCCCGCACATTGAACGCGCCGCCCGGGTGACCGCTGCTGTGCTGGCCTTCGCAGCCACGCTGCTGGTGCTGGCGGCTGAACTGGCCTACGACCTGGGCCGCCTGCTGCGTCAGGCGCTGGAGGCCCGCAATGACGAGCTGGCCGCCGCCTGGAGCACCTTGCTGGTGGGCGTCACCCCTGAGCCGATCGTCGTGCCGGTGCTGGCCATCGCTCCCGCCCCGGCTCCCGCTCGCCGCAGCCGCAAGGGCAGCAGGAAGGCCCGCGCATGATCCGCCGCCTGACCCTCGCCGCGGCCCTGTTCTTGCAGGGCCCGGCCCTCGCGCATCACGCCGGCCGGCCGGTGACCGCCACGGTCTACCACCAGGAGTTCAACGGCGGCCCGGCTTACTGCGGCGGCACCTACCGCCACTGGGGCGTGAGCGCGGCTCACCCCTGGCTGCCCTGCGGCACCCGCGTCACGGTGCGCTACGGCAGCCGCGTGCTGACAGTGCCGATCACCGATCGCTGCGACTGCAACAGCCTCGATCTCTCAGCTGGCGCTGCCTGGCGCCTCGGCGTGCCGCTCGACGGCATCGCCCAGGTGCGCATCAGCTACTGAATGGGTTGGCCGGTGGCGGGTCCTCACGCGGTGTCCGCCTCACCGCTGCCGGCCGCAGCGGACTGCCGATGATCTGAGAATCATCGCTGCCAACCGTACCATCACCACCCGGGTCGGCCCCACCCGTAAGGGCGGGCACCGCCGCAGTCAGTACGTGGGGTGCTGGTTGCCGTAGCTGGCGGCATCGGAGGCCCGGACCCCTTCTCTCATCCTTGCCATGTTCTCTCCCGATCAGGTCCGCGAAGTCCTGCTGTCGTTCGATCTCAGCAATGCCGAGATGGCCAGGCAGATGGGCAGCACATCACGCGAAGCCGTGCGCCAGGTTCGCCAAGGGCTCAGCCACCGGAACGTGTGCCCGGAGATCCCGCGCTGGCATCGCCGCCGCCACCTCGCGCCGACAGCTGAGCACAGCTGCGAGCGGTGCCAGCACTGGCGCGGTGCCGCCTGCGACGCCGCCTGCGACCTGGGCTTCCCAGACCCACGCGAGGAGGGCCTGGGCTTCGCGGCTGAGTGCTGCTGCTACTCGCCGGAGCGCAACCAGGCGATCAGCGCAGCCTGAGCGTCCGAGCACCAGAACGATTGCAGTCGCCACCACGAGAACACCTCGCGGTGGCTTTTCAGTCGGTTGCAGCGCAGGCAGGCCGGCACCAGGTTGTGCCGCACCGTGAGGCCGCCCCTGGCCTTGGGGTGGACGTGATCGAGGCTCTGGGCCGGCTGGCCGCAGTAGGCGCAGCGGTGAGCCCAAGCGCTGAAGATGCTCTGGCGGAAGCTGATGCGTGCCTGGCGGGCGGACACCAGCTCGGTGCCGTCGATCCGGGCCTGCATGAGCGCATGGCTGCTGCTGGGATGCTAGGCGGAATGACTGTGTGAAGGTTTGTTGCACGGCCGTGGTCATGGGGCAGTGCAGCGGGGATGATTGGCTCACGAGGGCGGAGACGCCCCGCCACCCCCCATCGGTTCACTTCAATGGTTACCAAGCTCAGCAAAGAAGGCCACATGCTCATGACTTGGACTCATGCGCAAGGATCCTCGGTTCAGGTTTACCGCGAAGTCGGCACCAACGGTCAAGACGACAAAGGCGCAATCCTGGCTCACCGCAATCTTCCCGCTGCTGCCACTGCAGACGACATCTTTCGGGCAATCTCCGAAGTCCTCGCCGTCACCACCGCCTGACCCCCACGGCCCGCCGGGGGCCCACCCCGGCACCCATCGCACCCATCACCATGCGAACCCTCGCCATCCTCGCCATGGTCGCCGGCCTCTCCGGCGCCTTCTGGTATTGCCTCACCACCACGCTGGATGACATGACCCGCGCTGACTGCAATGCTGGGGTCGTCGCCGCTTGCCAGGCGCTGAAGCAGCCATGAGAACCCACCGCCGGGGCCAGCGCTACGAACGCGGCCAGAAGGTCTACATCCTCGGCTGGGGTGTGCTCGACACCGCCACCGTCACCGGTGTTCTCACCATCCGTGGCTGGCCCTACTACGAGGTGCTGGCCACCAACGACGCCAGCGTCTGGCTGGTGCCGCGCCTCCACTGCTCAACCATCCCTCTCCCTGTCCTGTGAAGCACTACTACCTTCGCCGCGGCCGCGCCTGGATCTGCGCACCGGCCGGCACTGATCAAACTGCACCGTTCGCCGCCGGGCTGACGGTCGACACCGATGCTGACGCTGCGTGGCTGACGCCATCGCTCGACCTCGCGCATGAGCGCCAGGCGCTGCTGCGTCACGTCCATGGATGGTCCACTGAGATCAGGGCATGCGCCGCGACCGCCTGAACCTGCAGGGTGGGATGAGCATCGAGACCGGCCGCGACATCAACGGCCGGTTCTTCATCGCTCACGCCCGCAGCGCCAGCGTGTGGATCCGCTGCCAGCGCGAGCTGCGGCGGTTCCTCAGGCTGAAGGGCAGCACCACCAGCAGGGCAGCCCTGGACAGCTGGCTGGATAGCCTGCAGGCCACCGACGCCGAGCGAGCCGAGCCATCCCGCGCTGAAGTGCTCGCCACCGGCTTCGGGCCTGAGTGCCACCTGGATGAGACCGACCCAAACCACAACACCCGGACTGTGATCTGATGGACATCACCGACACCCTGCAGGAGCGGGGCCAGCGTTACGGCAAGTTCACTGGGCATGCCGAATGCACTCAAGATCTGAAGCAGATCATCAATAGGCATTTGCATCTGCGCCGAAAAGCGCTGGCCCATGATCAGCAGGAGGCCCTGGACATGATCTGCCACAAGATCGGGCGGATCCTGAACGGAGACCCCGACTATGCCGACAACTGGCACGACATCGCCGGCTACGCCCAGCTGGTAGCCGATCGCCTCAACGGAACCGAACGATGAACAACTGCGACCCCATCCAACAACAGGCGGTGCAAGACCGCCTCGAAGCGCTCTACGAGGCTGACGGCCGGCACGACCCGGCGCACCCGATGCACGCGCTCTACACCGGCCTCGCCCAAGCTGCGCAACAGCAGCAGGAGGTGGAGCAGTGATCCTCGCTGACTGGCAAATCACCGCCCGCTGCAACGGCGGCATGGTAAGTCCCTTTGATCCTGAGTTGGTCAACCCGGCGTCGCTGGATGTGCGACTCGGCCCCACCCTGCTGATCGAATCTGCCGAGGGCCTGGAGCTGGTGCCCTACCCGCTGCACCAGCACACGCAGGAGAACCCCTACCTGCCCAAGCCGGGGCAGTTCGTGCTGGCCTGCACGGTTGAGACGTTCCATCTGCCCGACGACATCGCCGCGCAGTTCATGCTCAAGTCCTCCCGCGCCCGCGAGGGGATCGAACACTTGATGGCTGGGTACGCAGACCCAGGTTTCCACGGGGTCATGACCCTTGAGTTGGTCAACAGCCGCCAGCTGCACCCGGTCGCCCTGTGGCCGGGCATGAAGATCGGCCAGATGGTGTTCCACCAGATGGCCGCCACCCCCCAGCGCAGCTACGCAGTCACTGGCCGCTACAACGGGGATGCCACCGTGCAGGGGAGCAGGGGATGATGACGGACCTTCGATACCTGATGGCCATCTACGTCCACGCGCACCGGACGGGCAGCTCTGTGCCGCCTCACATTGATGCTGAGGCCCGCGCCGCCCTGGCAGATGAACCGGCTGTGCCGCAAGGCAGGGAGCCGGCCTCTGTCACTGGGCAGCCTAGCGATGGTGAGGTGGCGGAGTTGGTCGAGACGCTAAAGGGCATTGCCTATTGGAGACGCCATGGCAAACCAGGAGAACCTGCACCTACCTCGTTTGACATCCGCCAAGCTGATCGGCTTGATCGCGCCGCCGAGCTGCTGCAGCGGCAGGTCCCATGACCCTCCACGACTTCCTCCTGCTCACCGTCGCCTACTGCGTGGTCTGCGGCCTTACTCTGTGGCTGGCGTCGAGGATCCTCCCGTGACCCAGGTGCTCGATGTGATCCACCGCGACGGCGGCACCATCGAAGTGTTGCGGACCGATCGCGGCCACATTGAGCACCGCGCCTGCGCTCATGGTGTCTGCCGCTACGCAGAGGATCGCTGGCAGGCTGAGCTCTACCTCGATCAGCTGCTCGCCCGCTGAGCCAGGATCTCGGCCGCCAGCTGCTGGTGCTCAGCCGTCGGCTCGCCGATCATGTCGGCTTCCATCTCGGCCGTCTGGAGCACCAGCTGGCTGGAGATGTGGGCTTGCAGCGATGAGAACCGCAGCAGCTCCACCGCCAGGTGCCTGAGCTCCTGCAGATCGGTGCAGCCCTGGATGTAGCGCACCTGCTTCTCGATCTCGAACTGATCCGAGAGCGACAGGTTCATGTCCAGCCAGAACATCGAGCCCAGGCAGGGGTCGGAGGTAGCGTAGGACTGCCGGCGCGAACCGGTGTGATGGGAGTGGGGCCCGGCCGTGAGACAGCCGGGCTTTTTCATTCGCCGTCGCCAGGGTGAGCGACGACCTTGGAGTGTGACAGGTTGTAACGGTTTGGGGCGATGAGGCTGGACGGGGGAACCCTGGCCCATAGGTTGTGCTCACGGGCCGAGAGGTCCGACATTCACCCCATCACTCAATGGCAACCACGAAAGCGGCCGCAATCGCGACCATCACCCCGCCGGACTTTCGCCGGCTTGAGATCAACATCCAAGGCACTGCTCCGCTGGTGATCAACCGCTTCAGCGCCAAGGCAATGGAGATGATGCGCCAGACCCAGGAGGCTGGCAGCACCGCCAAAAGCCGGAAGCAGCGTGAGGCCAAGGACTTCGAGTCCCTCTATGAAGGTGCCAAGCACATCGCCGACGAAGGCTGGGAAGGCATCCATGCCGCGGCCTTCCGCAATGCTGCGATCAGCGCCTGCCGGGCGTGCGGCTTCAAGATGACGCACGCCAAGCTGGCGTTCATGGTGCTGCAGGACGGCTTCGATCGCGTGGACGGCGCGCCACTGGTGCGGCTGACCAGCGGTGAAGCTGAGCCGTGGGTGGCCCCGACGCGGAACGCCACTGGTGTGGTCGACCTGCGCTGCCGGCCGCTCTACCGCGAGTGGAGCGCCACGCTGCGGATCCGGTACGACGCCGGGATGCTCACATCCGATGACGTGGTGAACCTGATCGCCCGTGTGGGCCTGCAGGTGGGCATCGGTGAGGGACGGCCGGACTCGAAGATGAGCGCCGGCCTGGGCTTCGGCCTGTTCGAGATCGTGTGATGGAGAGAATCAGGCATGGCTGGAATGGCAAGGCCGGGCATGGCCCGGCTTGGCGGGGCTCGGCACCGCAGGCATGGCATGGCCCGGCATGGCCCGGCATGGCACGGCCCGACGCGGCAGGCGTGGCGCGGCATGGTGTGGCCAGGCAAGGCCCGGCCGGGTCAGGCATCGCCGGCAAGGCGGGGCAAGGCCAGCCGAGGCTTGGCATCCCATCGCAGGCAAGGCGAGGCGGGGCTGAGCGCGGCGAGGCGCGGCCTGGCAAGGCCGGGCCAGGCGTGGTTCGGCAGGCTTGGCCAGGCATGGCCCGGCGGGGCGCGGTGCGGCACCGCAGGCAAGGCGAGCCATGGCTTGATCGGGCACGCCCCGGTCTGGCTTGGCTAGGCGGGCCTCGGCTCGCTATCGCACGCACCGGCACCGCCGGTTTGGCACCATCGGGGCGGTCTCTCCGCCCCTTCACCTTCACTCTCAACTCAGATGACCATCACCTACAGCTTCCGCACCGGCACCCGCGTCAGCGGTGTCGATGCTCAGGTCGCCGGCCAAGAGCTGGCGCGCATTTCCCGCGAGAACGGTGAGCTCACCGCTCCGCTCGTCGTCCAAGATGCTCGCCCCGATGACGCGCCCCTCCACCCTGTCTTTGAGTGGAACGACGAGGTGGCGGCCGAGCTTCATCGCGAGCACCAGGCCCGCAACCTGATCCGCTCCGTGCAGATCGTGCGCGAGGGTGAACCTCAGCCGGAACCGGTCTACGTCCACATCAGTTCTGCCGGCTCCTACCTGCCGGCCGAGGAGGTGGTGCAGCGCGTCGACCTCTATGAGCAGGCATACCGCGACGCCTGTGACCGCCTGGGCCAGGCGCAACATGCCCTTGAGCAGCTGGCAGCGATCGCCGAGCGACTGCAGCCGGCCGCAGCGCCGCGCGCACGCCGATCGGCCAAGGTGATGGGCCGGATTCGCGAGCAGCTGGCTTCGGTCTGATCGCCCACAGGCCCCGTGCAACCGGGGCATCCTCATGACCCCCACCGATCTCCTATCCCTGCGCCATCGCGTGCCGGATGGCGTGCTGCTCGACTGGCTCGACCTGGAGCAACTGCTGCCGGAGCGGCCCTGCCACATCGAGACCGACGTGCTGCGACGACACTGGCTCTGCAGCCAGGCCACCGTGAGCAACCGCATCCGCCGGTTGTGGGAGGCGGACCTGCTGGACTACCGCAGCGGTCGCGGCGAGTACCGGATCCGCCGGCTCGGGCCAATGTGAAGAGTTGTGACACGACCCCGCCCGGGGCGCACCCCCGGCGGTAGGGTGTCGTCATGGGCAGAGATGCCCACCACCCCGCACCTAGAAACATGAAGATCTCTGAAAGCCTCGCCGAGCTGATCGCCGCGCTTGAGGAATCCGATCGCCGCTTCCAAGAGAACGTGGCTGGCCTGATCAAGGCCGCTGATCGGATCATCGAGACGGTCGATCGGATGATCGAGGAGGACTGAACTACCGGGGGCCGAGAGGCCCCTTTTTTGTGCCCGCCCTCAGGGCCCGCAGAACACGTTGGGCGATCCAGCCGCCACGCTGGTGCAGCCGGTGATCGCATCACCCACGCGGCCTGCGCCCTTGCCGTTCACGAACACGCTGGTGCTGCCCACCGCGATCGGCGCTGCGTGCGTCGGGCACGGCGCTGGCGGCAGCAGGTGCGGCGTGTTCACGTCGCCCTGGCGGCTCCACGCGATCCCGTTCACGAACACGTTCGGCGACCCCTCCGCCCGAACCATGCCCGAGCAGTGCGGGATGTCCGCATCACCGATCCTGGTTGCTGCTGGCACGCTCGATCTCCATCAACTGCTGCAGCCGGCTGTTCCACAGTGCCGCCTCGGCGTGCTGCTCCGGCGTGTGTGGCGCGGGTGGGATGTCCGGCTCGAACCGCACGACGTGATCGAAGGCGGCCGGCAGATCCTCCCATCGCTGGTAAGACCGCAGCACGCCGCCGACGATCAGATCGAACCGGCCCTGGCGGTAGGTCATGACGGCGGCCAGAGCTCGCGTGGATCCTTGCCGGTCGCCATCATCCGGCTCAGCCGCTCCGCTCGCTGGCCCACCTGCTTCGCCCAACGCGAGTCGAGCATCATCGTGGCCGCGGCCTGGTAGTCGCCGGCCTGGATCGTGGCCAGGGTGCGCTTGAACCCGAGCAGCCCGACGATGCCCATGTTGAAGGCCATGTCGAGCAGCACGCGCTGGCGCACCTCATCGAGCGTCGCCACCCAGGGCAGCGCGCGCAGCAGCTCACGCTCCTCGGCGGCGATGTCGTTGGCCAGCAGGTAGGCGGATTCCTCGCGGGTGATGCCGCGATCATCCAGGTTGCGACCGATGCCGATCGTCAGCTTGCCGGCGGTGCAGCGGTAGGGCTTGAGCCGCTCGCCTTCATGAAGGCGGAGCTGGCGCACCATCGCGTCGCGGTCGATCATCAGCGACGATCGAAAGGGAATGCGCGGCGCCCGGCTGCGAGCACCAGCTGCAGCAGGCTGTTGCTGCGCAGCTTGCTCATGCCGACCAGCTCGCTGGCGACGAACAGGGCGAGGCCCAGGTACTGGGCAGAGTGTGCGTCCATGAAGTCCATCGTGATGCTCCTTTCAGGCTAGACGTAGTGGAAATAGGTGCTGAGGATGTGCTTCGCCCCTGAGAGCGGCGGCCGGCCGGCGTGCAGCCAGGGCCAGAGCGGTGGGAACAGCAGCAGCGTGCCGGCCCTGGGGCGGATCGTCTGGCCCCACTGCATGAACTCCGTCTCGCCGCCCTGCTCCACGTCGTTGAGGTAGAGAAGCGCCGCCAGGAACCGCCGCGCGCTGGCGTGATCCTGCACGTCGACATGGGGCGCGAACTGGTCCTCGCCGCCGGCGCGGTAGCGCTTGATCCGCAGCTCCTCGAAGGCCAGCTCAGTGGGCCACTGCAGGCCGCTGATGCCGAGGTCGCGGGTGTACTGCTCGAACCATGGCAGCACCGCCTGGAAGGCGATGTCGTGCGCCTCCTGCCAGTGCTGCGTGATGTTCAGCTCCGCAAAGCTGAGCGCGTCGCCGGTGTGGATCAGGTGCTGGCTGGCGCGATCCTCGAAGCCATCGATCAGCTCCTGGCAGCGCCCGGCCGGGAGCACGCCGGGATAGATGCGGATCAGGTCGGAGAGTTGCATCAGGGCTTGGCGATGATCGCCCAGCCGGTGCTGGGCCCCTCGACCATCCAACGCGGGCCGAGGTTGCGGCGAGAGTACCGGAGCCGTGCGCCCCAGTTGTTGACGTAGGCGCCGCTCACCAGGTCGAGGTCGCCGAACGGGTCGTGCACGATAATCGCGTCGGCGTCGTAGCCGATGGCGCAGATCCAGTGGCCGCCG